ACTCTTTCCCTACACGACGCTCTTCCGATCTCCGGTTGAGTCAATACGTGTTGATACGATCCACCTTTGCTACCAGCAGTAAAAGTCATACATATGGTCAATCGCTTAAGTATGACTTTTACAGCCGGAAGTACGGGTGGTAAATACAAGCAGAATGTATATGAATCCAACCTGCCTGGAAGTATTACGTATCGTGCTCAAATGCCGTCAAGGAAAACTGTTAGTTACTCAGCATGGCAAAGCGGTACCCTAAATGCCGGAACGTTTGTAAACTCATCTTTATACGATATGGGCCAAGTATATGGTCAAGCGTTTGATATTACCCAACCTTATGAGACTGTTTACCGATGGCGGCGTGTTAGCTGATACGTTGCCAGTAATAAACGACTTGGTGCGGATTCAAGAGACTGAACGGCTCCGCTTTCATATTTTTATTGGCCTCTGCCATCAAATAGGGTACTTGATCACTGTCGGTAGCGGTTGAATAAATTTCCCACAGATTACCTCCCGAAGCATTTGATATCCAACGTCCGGCCCACAGATTATCAGGTACAGACAATACCCTATGCTCATGAGGATACATATTAGCCATTGTGAGAGATCTATTGTAATTCCCACCAGTAGCGCCGGCAGTAAATGTCATACATTTAATGCTGATAATAATCAGCTAATAACTCAACGCATTTACGCTTTAACTCGAGTTGTGGATGGACGTACATACTCATAGTGATGGCTACGTTACTGTGACCAAGCAGTTGGCTTAGTGACTTGTAATCGCAGCCGCACTCTATACACCTTGTCGCAAAGGTGTGACGGAGTGCGTGGAATTTATGATGTGGCAGATCTAAGTCTTTAAGTACCCTGTTGTAAAATAGCCGGTACTTGTTGGGCTCGATGTGTTGATCACGACCGGTAATAAGGTACTCGTCCGGCTCGCCTCGCAGCAGTACGGCAAACTGCATGATCCACTTGTTGAGCGGTATGGTGCGGATACTCGCCTTTGACTTGGGCGAGGTAATGACGAGCCGTGAGCCATCCTTTTTGGTATATAGCCGACTCATGGTCTTGTTAATGTGTAGCAATTGACAATCAAAGTTGATATCGGACCATTTGAGAGCGCAGAGCTCCCCGATGCGGATACCGGTATGGATGGCGAGCAGTATACCAAAATTTTTGTAACTGATCTCAGTTTGGAGGTGATTGATCAATGCGATCTGATCTGATTTGTCAAAGATCTCGACCTCCTTAGGTGGGTTATAAGGTATGCGGATCTCTAAGTCTTTGCGGTTGAGCGATAGCTTAAGTACACTGATTATGCTGTCGGCATAACTTTTGGCAATACCGCCCTTACCGTCCACACGGCCATGATCGAGTTGGCCAAGTACAAAATCCTGCAGGATCTCACTGTCGATTTGATCCACGTCCATATTACCGAGATGAGGTAATATCTGATTATGGGCCACATTGTAATAGACGGTATAGGTACCGCCCTTTTTGTAGATCTCTTGATATGCGAGCCAGGAATTTAATAGTTGTTTATAAAGCATGTATAGCTCCTTTCTTTATACATGCTTTTTATTATGGAGGAAAAAGTATGGAAGATGAAATTTTAGAAGAGTTGCCGGTGTACGAGGAACCGTCACGAGATATCCTCATCGGCGAACTGCCAATCTTTTTGTGCAACGAATTGATCCAGCAGATCAATGAGCAGTTGGTCGTTACTTTTATGTGTGATGATGGCATGGACACCATTGTCGAGGCGTTTAGAGACTGTACCTCATTTAGCTACGCCGATACGACCTATGATGGCTATACGATCGTCAAAGCATTTAATATGCGTGTCGGGGACGACGAAAAAACGGTATATCAGATCACTCTCGAAAAGATCCCAGAGGATCCATTTACGGACGATCGGGAGTTTGCGTTAAAGTATGCCGTTGACAATATGCCGGACGAGGATGCCTTAGAGCATAATAGTCTATTTAGAAATTGGGAAGATCTGGGCAATGACGAGTGGATCCCGGAAGGTCAGCGTTTGAATTACAACGACAAGCTATGGAAGTGTGCTAAAGGTCATAATAAGAGCTTTGACTATTGGCCCGGTAAAGATCCTACTCTTTTTGAGCAGCTCGATAAAGACGAGCACGAGGGTACGATCGATGATCCGATCCCGGTACCGGACTCAGTAACGGTCAGCGGTTTTACTTGTACCTATGGTAAGTACTATATCTGGCAAGATGTGAAATATCTCTGTAAGCGAGGTGGGGTAGCAAATCCAGAAGAACTGTACGGGCAGGAGGTCAAATTGAATTACGCTCCTGATGCTTTGATTGGACACTACTTTGTAACTGTTTAGGAGGAATAAAATATGGAACAAGTAATGGAAGTATTGATGCCGGCCGTATTGCAACTAGCTGGAACAATAGTCATGGTCGTGGCCGGAATCATTGGCTACCAGGTCAAAAAACTATATACGCAGTATATCGATACGCAGACCAAAAAGGATGTCGTATCTACAACAGTCCAGTACGTGGAACAGATCTGTAAGGATCTGCACGGGCAGGAAAAGCTGGACATGGCTGTTGATCGTGCATCTGCACTGTTGGCCGAACAGGGTATCAATGTATCAGCTACCGAGTTAGAAACATTGATTGAGGCTGCCGTCAACGGCTTTAATGGGGGTTGGACAAAGAGCGGGGTGACTGATAGCTCCGCCGGAGAGTAATATGACCATCGATGCACTAGTCGCCGGTATCATCACTCTGGGGAGTCTTTGCACCGCAATCGTGGCAGTCGGCAAGCTGATCAACCTTGCAAGTAAGCCAAATAAGGATCAAAACATACGGCTTACCAAGTTAGAGGACCGCATGGCCAAGTGTGAGAGTAAGCTGCTTAATGACAATCAATCCATGATCGAGCAGCAGGATATCAACTCGCTTACACTCAAATCGCTCCATGCCTTACTGAGCCATGCGTTGGACGGAAACAATAACAGCGAGATGGAGCGCTGCAAAGAGGAAATCCAGGAAAGAGTATTTAAAGATGGAGGGTCAATCCGATGATTGGCTCTCCTTATTTATATATAGGAGGTGTTGGCTATGCCAAATTATCAGGAATTTAAAAATCAAGTATTAGGCAGAGCCTATGATATCGATGGTTATTACGGAGCCCAATGCTGGGACGGTTACGCAAAGTACGCTCAATATCTAGGTCAACCTATATGCCATTGTACGTCCAGTGGCTATGTCAAGGACATATGGAATTTAAGAGGATCTAACGGTATCTTGAACTACAACTCAGAAGTCAACATATTACAAGCTGGAGATATCGTAGTATTTAGAGAATGTTCGGCGACTCCTCTAAGCCATATCGCTATTTTTGACAGCGATGCAGGTGGAGGTTACGGTAATTTCTTAGGACAAAATCAGGGCGCTGCAGGAGGCGCTTTTAATATTGTACGATTGCCTTACTCCGCTACTTTTGATACGGCCTTTAGACCTAACCAATTCGCAGAAAATGCTTTAGATCATTTACAGGCCGAGACAGGAGTTGCCACTTTAACTTACGACAATATACAAGCAAGATTAAATAGTCCTACTGGTAGTGTTGTACGTAAATATATGGCCGGCAATCAAATCACCTACAATTGGAAATATGTAGGAAACGGTCATAGATATATTGTTTGGAAAGAGGGAGACAACTATATTTTCTTAGCTGTATCTAACAGCGAGATCCAAGGCGTTGAACCGTGGGCAACTTTTGCACCTATTGAACAGGATATCGGATATGACGATTCTAAACTGATCAAAGAAAATGGAGTCGCTCATTTTACACACGATAATATCATCATCCGTAAGGGTAGCCCCGATGGAGAAGATACCGGCAAAAGATTTATGTCCGGTCAATCGCAAGAATACACAGAAAAGTGGATCGGAAATGGCCATCGTTATATATCTTGGGTAGAGGACGGAGTAAGATATTTTGCTGCGGTCAGTGGATCAGAAACGCAGGGCGAAGATCCTTGGGCTACATTTACTGCCCCGGAGGAAGTAGAAGAAAAACCAACCGATCCAGTTACACCGCCGGAAGAAGAACCGGAAAAACCAGAATTTCCGGAGTCGGTAAAAATGATCGGTATCGATGTGTCGGAACACAATGCCGATGATATCGATTTTACGCAGTATGATTTTGTCATCTTACGCGCCAATTGGTGGACGATCACAGACAAAAAGTTTGATCAGTTCGCAGATAAGCTCGAAGAGCTTGGCATACCGTATGGGGTGTACTGCTATGATTATTGCGGTGATGAGGCATCGGCTTTAGAGCAGGCAGAGTACACTTACGGTCTAATCAAAGACCGCAATATCCAAATGGGTGTATGGATGGACATGGAAGACGCCGACGGTTGGAAACAGAAGAATGGCTATCTTACCAAAGAGCACTGCTCGATGGTCTGTAAAGTATTCTGCGACTTTTTTAAGGCCAAAGGATATTTTACAGGAGTTTACTCAACCAAGTATTGGTTTGAGACATACTGTCCTACAAACTATCCTAAGTGGGTAGCTAATTGGGGTACTAATGATGGTACATGTCAGGACGATTTTGCGGATTATGGAGTCATGCATCAGTACACCTCTTATGGTGGCGTCGATAAAAACGTAGCCTATCACGATTTGGATTATTACAAATCTGATCCGATCGTTGATGTACCGGATACGCCAGCAGATCCGGATCAGCCGGAAGAAGGTGAGAGTATCGATGGTGGATTGGTCAACACGCTGGTTAAACTGTTGATCAAGCTTGTCAACAAGCTGCTTAGTATTTTTAAATAACTAGCGTTGGACTAGTAAACTATTTTTGTTAGCTGTGTGGGGAGGGCTTAGGCTCTACCTTTTTTTGCGTAACATAAAAATCAATAGAGTAGATCGGAAGAGCGTCGTGTAGGGAAAGAGTGTAGATCTCGGTGGTCGCCGTA